GAAGATGATTTTTAGTTTGACGAACGTATTAAAGATCCAAATGTTATACACGATTTAAACACTTTCTTAAATAAAGAAAACCCAAGTGTATACAATCTAGGCACAGTTTATAGGGTTATATCTCCGATACACATACTTTTAAATTCAAACCATAAACTACTATTATGGTTTACCGGGGCGCATGCTTGTATATATAACGAGAAATATATGAAATATGGAATAAAACATGAATTCTTATTAAATCACGCAGATTTAGAACCATTTAGACACTTTTCTAAATATACATACAAAATCCCATTAGCTTATCAGAAATTACCCGATACTATAAACACGAAAAGAGATCATGGGTTGGATAAATTAACTAAAGAAATATTCATAAAACCATATAATCTAGATAAACAAACACAACCCGGGTATAGTCTTATGCACAAAGTATTTGACTGTTGTAGTATTAACGGCTGCTTAGTTTTGATAATATTAATACTATTAATCAGTAATTTGTTATAACAAGATGAATTGTATTTATTTCGTCACCCACCCTATTAGAATGAATTTTAAATGCATATTTCTTATGATATTCATGTTTAATGTATCCAGAATATAAATCCTCTATAAATGGTGTTTTACCTATTATCATCATACACCGTGATTTAGACATTTTGAAACACTCTGCGAGTTTACGATGTTCCTCTTTTCCGAATGAACAATAACCATAGTCTGTAAACTCACTATCATATGGTGGATCTAAAAATATAAAATCTTTTTCATCATTACATCTTTCAAAAATTTTTTCAAAACTTTCATTTAAAATTTCTGTTCCATTAAATATATTTTTATATTTTTCATCCTTCAATTCTTCAAAATTAAATGTTTTATATCGTCCATAAGGGATATTAAATTTTCCATTACGATTGTATCGAAGCATTCCTCTAAAACATGTCTTTCTCAGATAAAAGAACCTTTTTGCATTATCTAATGGAGATTTTATTTCAAACTCGTCTCTAATCCTATAATAAACATCTTCTGTATTTGGATTTTCTTTTAGAAATTTATAAATTTCCTCGCCTTGACCATTTTTCAAGGACTGATAAAAATCTACAAGTTCCTTATGTACGTCCGATATTATAGCTTTCTTTGGTTCTATGTGAAAAAATAAAGCTCCGCCACCAAAAAATGGTTCTACATAAGTCGATATATCACGGGGTATAAAATGATAAAAGTGTTTAATCTCATCCTTCTTACCCCCGGACCATTTCACTATCGGTCTCATTTGTATTTAAATTCATGCTATTTTTTAAGCTCATAAGTACATTAGCTGCATCGACATCTCCCATTTCTGAATCTTCTTCTACAAGTTTAAACGCCATATAATTCAACCATTTTTTATATTCGTCAATATTATTAAATGGACAACTTATATCGAGCACATCAAAGTATTCTTGGAATGAAATAACATCCACGTTATGTTTATTATAAAATTTTACATATGAATTACTTATCATGTCTTTAGAGAAATGTCTCAAAGATAATATTAAAGCTCTAACTTGTTCTTCTTTAGCGATGTTTTTAGCTTTATCACGCGTGGCTATTTTTTTCTCGGTATCGAGATCCAAATTAGATTTCAATTCTGCATATATTTTGACTCCGGATCTTTCAAAGAGATGATCCCTTTCCTTAACACCAGCTTTATTTGATGGTTTGATGTCTTTCCAATCTGACGTTTCACTTATATATACTCTCATGACATTCTCTATTGTCGTACCGAGTCTTATAGACTGTGAATGTGAGATTGGAAAATCCAATAGGGACCTTATAGAATTTTGATTATTAATTTTCCGACGAATGGGTTTATTTTTAAAGTAGGCATCCGTAAATCTATAAATACTCATGTTATACGAGTTTAAGACTAACATTAAATAATAACATACGACTTAGGTTTTAAAAATGTCTTCACACGAAAGAATTTCGTGGGATGAATACTTCATGAGGATCGCCGAGTTAACATCTATAAGATCGTCATGTAACAGATTACAAGTTGGTTGTGTCATTGTAAATGATAACAGGTCAATAAGTATGGGTTACAACGGATTTCTAGCCGGAGCTGACCACAAATCTATTGTGAAGGATGGACACGAACAGGCTACAATTCATGCAGAGATAAACGCAATCACCGATGCGGCCAAAAGGGGTGTGTCTATTAATAATTCTATTGCTTACATTACACATTACCCGTGCATAAACTGTTTCAAAGCTTTAGTAAGTAGTGGTATTAAGAAAATATATTACAGGAATGATTACAAAAATGACGCTATAATAAATGATTTAAATTACGAAATAGATATAATCAAGATGAGTGCTTCTTCTTAAGCTTATCGACGGGACCCTTAAATGGAACACCTTGTTTATCTAGTTTAAGTTTCATCATCTCTGATTTGATGAGCTCTATATCTGATTTACTCGCCTTGCCATGAAATTTAATAAGATTTTCCTCTATCTGTTTATCTGTTAATCTCCTTTTTAACATTCTCAATCGTAGTTTCTTTAACCTATCAACTGGACCCTTGAGCGGTACACCAATCTTATTTTTCTTAACGTTTAACATCTTCATCTTAATCTCATTAATATGTCCAGGTGAAGCGGCTCCGTATATTTTTTCCAGGTTCTCTCTTATTCCCTTATCGTTGAGTTTTCTTGTCATCATTCTTTTATCAATCTTTAATTGGGTTTTCTTATCTATTTCTGGTGAAGCGACAAGATAATTAAACTCATTCACAATAACGGGCTTCTTAGCCACGGGTTTCTTCTTGGGTTTTTGTGCATCTTTCATTAAAACTTCTGCAGCCTTTTTCTTTGCGGCATTCATATTAACAGGTGTTTTGGCTTTAGTTTTAGGTTTAGGTGTGACCAACATGGGCACTTGTTTAACTATTTTATTAGTCATATCAGAAACTTTATTAGTTTTTTCTTTAAGAACATTGAAATACTCATTTACTAAAATGTCTTTAAGAGTCGGTAAACCTTTATGATCTTGCTTGTATATCATGCGTCCAGATGTAACCTTATTACTTTCCATTTTAAGATATGATCTATCGAACAATGATTCGATAAACTTTTTAGTATCTTTGAAATTTTTACGGTTTTTTATCTCCTCATAAATGGAACTTAAAAAGAAATGAGTATCGTACATGGGATGATTATCGGTAGCTATACCGTAATTCGCGAAAAATTCAGGATCATCTTTCATAACTTCATTATTTATACCATTAACTGTCGATAGACCTAAATCCGTTATGTATGGTAATATTTTAGTTTTGAATGAATATTTTTTATTATCAATTTTAAATTCAAACATTTTCAACTGTGGTGTAAGTGTAACAAGTACATTACCTAAATGTAAATCATTATGTCTGAATGATGGATAACGTTGAGATATATTGAATAAAGCATTTAATACTATAAATATTACAATTCTAAGAGCTTTTTCATTGGTATTATTATTTTTAATAAATTTTTCCAAGTCGAGTGATTCTATGTAATTAGAAAACATCCTATTTCTACCCGAACCGGCACATTTCTTATAAAAAAACGCTTTAGGTACTACATTCATATTTTCTAACTTCTTAGCCATTTGAAATTCAGATCTCAAACTTTCCTGGGAATTTTTTACAGCATAAAATTTTTTACAATCTTTGTCTGTACATGCCTTGTAAACTTTACCATAAGCACCCTCTCCTATTTTATTCATTTTGAAAGGCCAAGAACACGCAATCTTATTGAAACTTTTGTTATTCATTATTTATAATAATAAAATATTTTATTCATCAACTTCAACTGATTCATCATCGTCAGTTTCTTCATCTGAAATACCAGTAAATGCGAATGATTTAAGTTTAGCATTACCTTCGATCAGAACCTGTGAAAGTCTTACACTTACACCGAATTTATTATCAATGAACCAAATCTGATTGATATCAACAATACACATACATTTACTGCCCTTTTCAAGGTCTTCAAGTGAAATCAGTTCCTTTTGCATATTATATGCTTCAGGTTGGAATTCACCGTCAGCGTTTGTCATAACCTTAATCTTGATAGTCGACGGATAATCACCCTTACCTGGACGGACAATAGGCTTGTAAAGGGCTTCACGGATGACTTCGATATTATACTTTTTACCGAGCCATTCAACGCTATTTTCAGAGACAGTATTAATAATAATTTCATCAAGTTTATTAAGTTTATCCTTCAATTGATTACTATTATCATTATCATCAAATGAAAGGTCAATTGAATGAGATGTTTTATGAGTATTTTCATCAGTAAAGGAGCTAAGACCAAAAGGGCATCTCATAAATGGAAATTGGATATACATCTTTTGTTTGTTTTTACCGTTGATATATACAGTCTTGCCACCATTTTTATTTTTCTTCATAGAAGAAAAGACAACATCTTCAACGTTGAGAGCATCGAAGCGGGTAACAGTGTTTGAAGCCATTGTATTTGCTTTGTTATATTATATATGTGAATAGTTTTTAAGTATGTATCTGAAATATTTTCTAGCTTAACAATAAACATGGGTTTATTTAAAGATTGTGGATGCGGTTGCAATGGTAAAAAGCAGGAAAAAAAATTTTTGATTTCCCTAATGTCTGCTCTTATCTTTTTCATAATATCAAACGCCGATACTTACAGATTAACCAGGAGTGTCATAGGTAAATGGATAGCAGGCGCAAATGGTTGCCCCACTACAATGGGTTTGATACTTCACAGTATCGTATTTATGCTCGTCACTTGGGGGATAATGCAAATTAAGAAGGAAGAATATGCTATTATTGAGAATACTCAATTTAAAGAAGTAGTTACTCCTACAGAAAATGTAGAAAAAATACCCAGTATGGCAAAAATGCCAGATCCTAAACCTGGTATGAAGGAGAAACAGTATGGTATTAATGATGTCAATGATATGAATTTAGGTTCTATTGATTTATCAGAAAATGATGCGGTTAATTTTTCAAATGGCAAGGCTGTAACTTGCAGCTGTAATGATGGTAGTAATGTATTGATAACTCCCTAAAAATCTTCTTCGAAATTTATCTCGGTAGTATCTTCATCAATTTTTCCATAGTCACCTACACGTTTTTCAAAAAAATTAGTTTTACCATCTAGAGATATGTTCTCCATAAAATCGAACGGATTATTGCTGTTCCATATTTTATTATATCCAATTTGTGATAACAATCTGTCAGATACATATTCTATGTATGTCGACATCTTCTCGGAATTCATACCAATCAAACTACATGGTAAAGCTTCTAATATAAATTTCTTTTCAATTTCCACTGCATCCTTAATTATGGAATGAATAGTTTTTTCCTCAGGTTTAATTTTCAACATTTTGAATAACTCCACAGCGAACTCTAAATGTAAACCCTCATCTCTACTTATCAATTCATTGCTAAAACATAGTCCCGGTAATAAACCTCTCTTTTTCAACCAAAAAATAGCACAAAAACTTCCAGAGAAAAATACACCCTCCACACAAGCAAAAGCGAACAATCTTTCTGAAAATGGTCGCGAATTATCGAACCATTTAATAGCCCAATCAGCCTTGTTTTTTATGCATTCTAATTTAGAATTCGCATCAAATAATTCATTTTTTTCATTATCATTTTTTATGTATTTATCTATAAGTTTACTGTATGTCTCACCGTGAACCATTTCATTATGTGCTTGATAAGCGTAAAACGATCTCGCTTCTGAAATTTTAACTTCATCTCCAAAATTGTTATTTATGTTTTCGAATACTATACCGTCAGAACCAGCAAAAAAAGCGAGAATATATTTTATAAACCTTTTCTCGTTGTCATTAAGTTTAGACCAATCATCCATATCCTTAGATAAATCTATTTCCTCTGCTGTCCAATTAGACATTTGAGCCTTTTTGTATAAAGACCA